TCACGCATTGAACGGACGCGGCCGGAAGCTCGGCCAGCCGCGCCGTTACGTCGCCCTGCAGGATTCGCCAGCTCATGAGCTGACCGCGTCCGCGAACAGCGGGCCGGCGATACGGCGCCGCGCCACGGCGACCGACTCCGCGTCCAGTTCCATGCCGACAAAGCGCAGGCCCTCGGCCAGGGCAGCGATTCCCGTTGACCCGCTTCCGGCGAACGGGTCAAGGACCAGGCCGCCGGGCGGCGTGATCAGACGGACGAGCCAGCGCATGAGCGAAACAGGCTTTACAGTCGGATGAGAGTTGCGGCCGGCATAGTGGCGTTCTGCGCTAGAGGCTTTAGACGTGTACCAGAATCGCGTTCCCGACGCCTGGACGCTGGCGCCCCCCGCCCTTTCCCTTTCGTCCGGATTGATGGGCGCGTCGGTGACAGGCAGAGCAGAGCCACACGATGCGCAACAGGTCCGAATAGTCGGGGTGGTGTCGGTGCCTTCCGGCCCTTCCGCATTCGCCGCACGGCTCTGGAGTCGGGTAGAGCTGGCGAAGTTTTCTATAGAGTCCGGACCAGCTATTCCCGGCAGGCCGATTTGGACGGCTACTGTTGGAGCACCGCTTAGAGCAGAATCGCCTCGTTCTTTTGGCGGGCTTGAATTCCGATCCGCACCTTTCGCACTTTCGCATTGGTCGCCCTCACAGACGAAAAAAAAGCGGGAAGCGCCGCCCGTGTCGCCGTGCGTGTCGTTCGTGACGTTACAGGCCGGCCCGCCGCGATAGCCCACGATGCTATGTCGCTCTGCCCCGGCTCGCATGAGGCCGCTGGTCAATTCCCCGCTCTGCTCGTCCAGCGCGCGGGCCGCGTCCTCGTCCAGAACGAGATTCGCGGGCCAGCGGCCGAGGCCGGAAGTGTTTACGGTCGGAGCAAGCGGCCGATTCATTACGGCTCCGACATTCGCTTGTCCTCGCGTGTTCGGCCTTGCTGTTCTTTCGACAAATTCTTGCCCGCCGCCTTCCCACGCAATCCGGCATCCGTCCACGTTGAGCGCGCCTGTCCCGTGCGCCAGGACGTTTGCGGCGACCGTTCCGGCCAGCGGCTTGCGCGCGAGGATGATTGGCTCGTATGCGGGTTTAAGCGCCGTGCCGAATCCGGCCCATTGCTTCGCGGCGTCGGTTGCCGGCGGGTCGGTTGGTGCGTTCCATTCGCCGCCGCCACGTCCGCGACCATAGACGGCGTTTTTCATGTTCGGCGCGTACGTCGTTCCGCGCTCCGCGCCCGCCGCCTTGTCGAGCGCCTTGCTCACGTCCAGCGATTTCGGGAAGCCGCTTCCGTAAAGCCAACAAAGGCAATCCCTGATTTCGAATCCCGCATCCTCGATCGCGCAGGCCAGCCGGTGGAACGTCCGCGTTCCTCCGAACGCGGCCAGGTGTCCGCCCGGCTTGAGCACGCGCAGGGCCTCCGTCCAGAACGGCACGCCCGGAACGCCGTAATCCCATTCCTTGCCCATGAAAATCAAGCCGTAGGGTGGGTCAGTTGCGATCGCGTCCACGCTATCAGGCGCAAGCGCGGCCATGAGCGCGCGGCAATCGCCGTGCTCGAGGCGCCAGCTCATGGCCAGGCGACCACGACGAAACAAAACACCAGGACCAGGAACGCGCACAGAAGCCAATACACGCGGCCCTCGAGGGCGTCCATGCGCTGGCGCAATTGCTCGATATCCGCGCGGAGCAGGTTGATTGGCGGATAGACACGCGATTCCCTGACCGTCGCCGGATCGGGCGTCCACAGTGGCGCGCTCATGACGCCTTCGCGTCCGCCGGCATGCGCTTCGCGATCGCGTCAACGTCTATGCCGCGCGCCTTAAGCTCGGCCCGCATGGCTTCGTAACCGCGTTTATAGGCTTCGTGCCGCGCTTCCCTTTCGGCCTCGGTCAATCGCGCGGGCGGCAGGGATTTGTGCCGCGGGAAGTTGAGGCCGGTTTCCAGTAGCTCCGCCGGCGACGGCATATAGCGGCAGTTCGCGAGGACGGCGCGGGCCGCCTCCTGGAATTGGTAGTCCGTCAGAATCGCGCCGACGACGCCGTAGTAGACGCGCATGGGCGCCGGTCCCATGTCGCGATTGAACGCCATGCCTAACGCTCTCATGCCGGAAACGAAAAGTTTTTTAGTAGTCAAAACAAATCCTCCGGATCCTTGACGCCGCGGTCCTGCTCCTCGAGCCATTCGATACCGGCCTGCTCGTTCCGTTCGCTCAGGGTCAGTTTTCCGCTTCCGTTCCGGCCGTTAGACCACAGGCCGTAGTGATTCGTGAATTGCTCCGGGCCGTACCTGGAATCCGGCGCCGCGCAAAAGCGTTGCCAGTCAGGCCGCAGGACCTCCCAGGTATAGCGGTCCACCAGCGGGCGGAGCGCCTTCGCCAGCCGGCCGCCCGGAGCCGTGCCGCCCGTGCCGGCGATCCAGTCATCGCAGGCCTCACGGCTCCAGCTCGGCGGACGGACCAGGCCGGCCGGTTCCGCCTTCCCGCGGCGGCCCTTTTTGGCCTTGGGATTCGACCACGCGGACGCCTCGGCGCCGACAGGCGTCGAGAACTCCGTTAGATGTTCAATGGGTTGTTCAATGGGTTGTTCTTCTATTGCGCGCGCGACGTGGACCTCTGAGGCGCGCGACGTGGACCTCTGAGGCGCGCGACGTGGACCTCTGAGGTTCGCCTGGTGGACCTCAGAGGTTCGCCTGGTGGACCTCTCGGCGAGCCGATAGCGGCCTGTTTCGCGGCCAATTCCGCGTTTTAGGCATTCAAAGACGGCCTCACTCCCCGAACACAGCGCGCGGAGCGCGGCGCGCACGCGAGTTTTACTGAGGCCCGTACACTCGCGAATCCGGCGCGCGGACGGCCACGCCTCGCCGTCGCCATCCATGTGATTTGCCAAGCAGATAGCAACCATCCGCTCGCACGTCGTCCAGGGCGAACCGGCCCGCATGACCAGTTCTATAACGGCGAACAGCGGCAGGAGTCGCCGGCTCATGGCGCGCCCACAGGTCGCGGCCGACCTCCGCCCGGCGAGTGACGGACAGGCCGCCCGCAAGGCGACCAGGCGCGGGATACGCGGACGGCCGCGACGTGTCGGCGCCGGGTCATGACGCCGCCGACCCGAGGCCCAGCGTGGACGACCAGCGGTCATAGAGGGCGCCCGTAGACCGGACGTCGCCCAGGCAGTAATCCGCCAGTTTTTGCGGGTCGCCGCTGGCTATCAGTTCGCCGATACCGGCGCCGTCGCCCTTGGCCTTCGGGTCCTCGAGGCCGTAGCCTACGGCGTAGGCCCGGAGCGATTGACGCGGCGCCGCCCCGTGAAACGAGAATTCCTCGGCCAGGTCAAAGTGAATTTTCGGGTAATACCGGCTCTCACGCGCGGCGGCCAGGAGCCGCGAATGCGGCGCGAGGTTGTTAGCGATCATGCGATGGATCAATACCGGCAGGTCAAAGCCGCGGCCGTTGAACGTAACCAGCCGGTCGGCCTTGCCGAGGATTTCGTTAACGCGCGTCAGGACCGCGCGCTCGCCCGGATGCGCCTCGAGGACGTCCGGGATATCGTCCGGCCAGTATGGAAACAGTTTCGCGTCCATTATGGTAACGGCCCTTTGCGCGGTTACGTCGCTGACGGCCGGGTCAAAATTCATGATTCCGGCACAGACGACGCGCGCCAGCGGCGGACACAGCGACGTGAACGCCCGCGGGTCTTCGTTGCGTTTCAAGGCCATTTCCAGGGCGGCCTCGCTTGCGGCGTCGCCGTATGTCTCGAGGTCGAATATCAGAGTTATCAATTCAAACTCCGCACGAATCGCCGGCCGGTCATGGGCGGACGAATCCCGCGAACGCGTGCGCAATCATGCCGGCCGCCCACTCGATATCATCCAATGAAATCATCCCGTCGCCGGCCAGGTCGCCGGCCGCGGCCAGGGCGGCGCGGTCGACCGGGTCAATAGCTTCGGCCTGGAGCCAGACGCCATAGGCCGGCAACGTGATCGCGGCCGACGTTCCGGCCGTGCCGATGGAGGCCGTACGCTCTACCGCGCTCACATTGACGGCCCAGAGATGCGCGACGCCGTCGACGTGTTTCGCCATGACCTTAACGGCGTCGCTGCTCGAGGTCGCCGGCATGTTCGGCGACAAAAGCGCGGCCTCGAGGGCGACCAGTTCCGCATTGACCAAGGCCAGGCGCGCGAGCAGGGCCGCGCGGACGGCCAAGGGCGCGCCGCCGATCGCGCCGCCTTGCGTGCCGATACTCCACCAGAGAATACCTTTCGCGCCCGCAACGATCGCGGACCAGGCCATAAACCGAAGCTCGTCTATCGTCGGGTAGTGGCCTTTGCTCGTCAGGATGCAATCCTGCTGGA